CAAGCTGCTGGACTCATGATGCAAGATCCAGAGGGAGCGTCACAACAGTTACCCCCAGAGCTATTACAGACGGCTCAATTGTCCCTAGAAATGGGAGAATTAGTAGAACTCAAGGTGGATCCTGATGAGCCTACACGTAAAGAAAAACGTACTATTCTAAATCAACCTACGGTAGAGGTTACCGATTTTAGTTCTACTATTATCGATCCAACATGTAAAGGTATTTTGGATAATGCTGCCTTTATTATTCATAAGTTTGAAACGAGTAAGAGCGATCTAGAGAAAGATGGTCGGTATGTAAATCTTGATCATATCAACATAGAACGCAATGCCATACAAAATGCAGAGACCGATACTGAACAATCTGAAGATACGGGCTCATTCAATTTCAAGGATAAACCTAGAAAGAAATTTGATGTATTTGAGTATTGGGGTTTTTGGGATATTGATAATACAGGGATGACCGTTGCATTTGTCTCAGCCTGGGTTGGTGACGTAATGATTCGCTTGGAAAGATCTCCTTTCCCTGATGGAAAATTACCCTTTGTACTTATTCCGTATTTACCTAAACGGAAGAGTGTATATGGCGAACCTGATGGCTCCTTACTTGAAGATAACCAGAAGATTGCGGGAGCCGTGACTCGCGGTATGATCGACATGATGGGTCGTTCAGCCGTTGGACAGATAGGGTATCGAAAAGATGCCCTGGATGTTACCAATCTTCGTAAATTTGAAGCCGGAACGGATTATTCTTTTAATGCCAATATTGATCCTCAAATGGCATTTCATACTCACAAGTTCCCTGAAATACCACAATCCGCTCAATTCATGTTGCAGTTACAAAACAATGAAGCAGAATCATTAACCGGCGTAAAAGCCTTCCATGGTGGGATTAGTGGGGAAGGGTTAGGCAGGTCTGCTACTGCTGCCAGGTCCGCTATTGATGCGGCCGGTAAGAGGGAATTAGGTATACTCCGCAGACTCGCTAGTGGAGTAGTACAAATTGGTAGGAAAGTTATGGCGATGAATGCTGTTTTTCTATCAGAAGAAGAAATAATTCGCATAACTAACGAAGAGTTTGTTACAATTAAGCGGGATGACCTCCAAGGTAAGGTTGATATTAAGTTAAAAATCAGTACCGCAGAGGCCGATGATACCAAGGCACAGGAGTTAGCATTTATGTTGCAAACGACTGGGCCCAACTCGGATCCAGCAGAAGTGCGGATGATCCGGGCAGAAATAGCCAAGTTACGCAAGATGCCTGAATTGGCTAAACGAATTGAAGAATTCCAACCGCAACCTGATCCGTTGGCGGTTAAGAAGGCAGAATTGGAAATTGAATTACTTGTAGCTGAGATTGATAAGACAAAATCGGAAGCTGAAGAAAATAGAGCTGAAGCACAGTTAGACCGCTCACAAGCAAGTAAAGCTGACTCAGAAAGAGATTTGAAAGATCTGGAATTTGTTGAAACAGAATCCGGGGTAACACAGGAAAGAGCAAAAGAAGTTGTAGGTGAACAAGCTCGTGCAAATGAGAACTTAGAAGTCACCAAAGCAATACTTTCACCAGAAAGTGGCAATACCCAATCCGGGCAACCCACTCAATGAGGAGTAAGTAGTAATGAACGAGGTAGAACGCAATATTCAAGAAATTGAAATAACTATTGAAGAGGCTAAAGCCTGCCAAACTAGAAAGAATACACTTTTACGCTTGTATGATAATCCAGACTTTAAAGATATTATCCTGGAAGGATTTTTTAAAGAAGAAGCTGAACGTATTGTAAGTTTGCGAGGTTCTCCAAATTGTCGTATGGGTGAACAGGGTGCAATGCAATATGCCTTAGCTAATGATATAATTACCAGTATTGGCGGTTTACGACAATTTTTGATTACAATAGAAACAAGAGGTAATGCTGCAGATCAGGCTCTTGTTGCTGATGAAGAAACTCATCAACAACTTCTAAATGAACAGTTAGGCGTTTCGGAGGTGTGATATGTCAAACGAAGACAACAATGCACCACTGAAAACAGTAGCGGAACTTACAGACGCTGAAATTATGGGTATGGATTCTCCAGAGAGTTTAATACCTCCTGAAGAAAACAAAGAAAACAAAGAAAACAAAGAAAACGAAGATAACGAAGATAACGATAATTCTGACGCTGAGGGTGACACCTCAGCAGATGACCAGGCTGCGGACGGCGAATCCGACGAGGGTAACGATTCAGAGAATACAGGTGGTACTGACTCTGAAGATAGTTCCTCAGAAGACCAAGGCGATGGCGCAGGTGATACCTCTACTGATAAGGATGATGGTGATGACACTGAGAGTACGGACTTAGATTCATCTGGAGATTCTTCCGAAGACGACCAATCTTCGGATCAGGATGATTCAGACGATGATGAGGAAGATTCTGATTCAGATACCATCAATTTTGAAGTAGAGTATAAGAAGCTCATGGCTCCTTTCAGGGCTGCCAAGCGGGAAGTATCATTAAATAATATTGATGATGCCCGTCGCTTGATGCAAATGGGTGTAGATTATTCTCGGAAGATGGAGAGTATGAAACCTCATATGCGGGTAATAAGAACCCTGGAGAAAGCCGGACTTCTTGATCCTAAAAAGATCAACTTTTTAATTGACCTGGACCGAAAGAGTCCAGAGGCGATTAAAAAGCTCCTCAAAGATGCTGACATTGATCCAATGACATTATCTAATGAGGACGACGTGGAAAACTATTCTCCCACTGACCATACTATGGGCGATAAGGAATTAGCGGTCACGGAAGTTCTTGATAAAATTAAGGGCAATCCGTCCTTTAACAGAACCGTTGAAGTTATCACCAATGAAATGGATACGAAGAGTAGAACCATGTTGCAAGACAATCCTGCAATTATTGCTATGATTGATGAGCACATCGACTCAGGAATCTATGATCAAGTCATGGATAGAGTCGCAAGTGAGCGAACTTTCGGGCGTCTTGTGGGCCTGTCTGATCTGAATGCCTATTACCAAATTGGCGATGCAATGCATAAAGCTAATGCCTTTAAAGGGGTAGACCAGCTTAGCAACACCGACAATGGAGAGGACAATCAGAACTCAGCACAGGATTCTGGATCAGATTCAGCGAAAGCTGAAAAACAGCGAAAGAATCGCAAACGTGCTGCAAGTTCTACCAAAAGTGGAATAAGCGGTGGGAAAGCGGCTCCAGATTTTTCACAGATGTCTGATGCAGAGATCGAAAAATTTGATTCGTCGACCCTAACGTAATGTAAACTCAAAAAATAAGGAGTGCATTATTATGCCTTTTGAAAATCCTCACGGTTACGGAAATACCGCAGGAACTACATCTGATGTAGGCCCCCAAATCCGGGTCGATTTCTATCGACGGAGAGCACTTGTTGAAGCTGCCAAAGAAATGTACTTTGGACAATTGGCCAATGTGACCAATATGCCGAAGAACATGGGTAAGACCATCAAGTTGTTCCATTACATGCCTTTGCTCGATGATCGCAACCAAAGTGATCAGGGTATCCAAGCTGATGGTGTTTCGTTAGTTGCAGATTTTGTAGTAGCTACGACCATCGTTACCCACGTTTTGAAATTGGTCGCTCCTGCGGCTGATGGTGGACGTACTTACTACTTCTGGGGTCAAGCTCAGGGTGGTAGCATTGGTGCTGCAAAGACTGCTGCTCAAAATGTAGCTGAAGGACAGGAATTTAGCTGGTTGATTATGAACGGCTGGATCCCATCTTCTGATGCTAACTATGCTGCTGGCGTAGTTACTATTGAAGCTGCTGGTTGGACAGAAACTACAGAAACCACTGGTGACGAATTCACCGATTACGGTAATCTGTATGGTTCAAGCAAGGACGTTGGTACTATTACGGCTAAACTGCCTGCACTCACCGAGTTTGGTGGACGTGTAAACAGGGTTGGTCATAAGCGTATCATGTTGTCAGGTACTCTTGAGAAATTCGGTTTCTTCGACGAATACACCCAGGAAAGCTTGGATTTTGATACAGATGATCAGCTTCTCAGCCACATCACCATGGAAGCCGTTAAGGGCGCCAACGAAATAACGGAAGATCAACTCCAGATCGACCTTCTGGCAGCAGCCGGCGTAATTCGTTATGCAGGTATTGCCACTAGTACGGTTTCTCTGGCGGGATCTACCGCTGCAGCTAACTTGGAAGACGTGATCGCATACGACGACCTCGTGAAGTTGGATATCGAGCTTGATCAGAACCGGACACCAAAGAACACTCAGTTGATTTCTGGTTCACGTATGATCGACACTCGTGTCATCAATGCTGCTCGTTATGCTTACATCGGTAGCGAACTCCAACCTGCAATCATGCGGATGACTGATTATCACAGCGACAAAGCATTTATCCCGGCAGTACAGTATGCTGACGGTGGTACGCTTGCTCGCGGTGAGTTCGGTGCCGTAGGTAATTTCCGCATTATCGTTGTGCCGGAAATGATGCATTGGGACGCTTCTGGTGCCTCAGTTGGCAATACGGCTGATGAAGTCGTTAACTGGTCAGCAGACGAATCAGGTGTCGCCAAGGTTAACGTTTACCCGTTCCTGGTTGTTGGTGACGGCTCCTTTACGACTGTAGGTTTCCAGACTGATGGGAAAACTGTAAAGTTTACCATCACTCATAAGAAGCCTGGTCGTGATACCGCTGATCGCAATGATCCGTACGGCGAGGTTGGGTTCTACTCAATCAAGTGGTACTACGGCTTCATGACTCTGCGCTCTGAAAGGATCGCTCTTCTGAAGTCGGTTGCTACTCTCTGAGTAATGCAACAATAACCGGAATCCCCACCATTTGGTGGGGATTCTATTGACAATAGAATTACACTGGACTAGAGGATATTGATATGACTGACAATACAGCATTAGAAGTACTCAAATCCCGAGCTGATGCGCTCGGATTACCATACCATCACCGCGCAGGACCTGATAAAATTGCGGACATAATTAATGCCCATTTGGTTCAGAATCCTTATGCGGAAGCAGATCTAGAACCCCAAGTTGAACCACGTATGGTTGAAATTGCTGGGGTAATGTGCGATGTTTCACATGTACCAGAAGTTGATCCTAAGATGGGTGGCGTACTCGACGAGAAGGGTTTCAAGGTATTTAGAGACAACCTAGCATCTAAGATTCGTCCTGCCCACTCGAGACTTAGACGTGTTCGGTTACAGAATATGAATCCGGCTAAGAAAGACTGGCCTGGTGAATGGATATCTGTAGGTTCCGCTAAATTAGGAACGTTCAAAAAGTATATTCCTTTCAATGGTGAGCCCTATCATATTCCGCAGATTATTTACGATATGCTAAAAGAGAGGCAATGCACTGTATTTTACAATGCAAAGAATCCACAGGGCGGCCCGGATATCCGTAAGGGTAAGTTAATGAAGGAATATGCTGTTGAAGACCTTCCGCCATTGACTCGGGAAGAGTTGGATGACTTAGCTGCACGTCAAGCCCTCGCCGGTAATGGTTTATAAAAGGATAAATGATGACTGAGCATAGCCCCGACCAAATACAGAAACCTACGTTTCCACAATTCACGAACTTGGCCCTCAACGAGGGCCTGTTCGATCAACTGATGAAATCCGTAGAGTTTCATCTGGATAAAGAATATAAACAGAGCCGATTACGTGGTACAGAATATGCCAAGG